ATTGGAGAGCAGATCACAAAGGCGGTATCGACGACCTCGAAAAGTCTCGTTGGTATCTGAATAAACTGATTGACACGATGAGAACAAAAGCAGAACATCAGTCCCCCACAAAACGAGGTCGAACATGATACCTAACCAACATTATGGTCCGTCGATGCCGCTTTCACAGGAAATCGACCAACAGAAATACCGTCAAACTGGCGAAGACTTTTACAGCAAGATCGTTCGCATTGCAGACGCATTGAAAGACACACCTGATCACTTCGAAGAGTTCAAAGACACGCTAAGACACATGCGTTTCTTACCTGCTGGACGTGTGCAGAACGCAATGGGGGCGGCACGTCAAACTACAGCATATAATTGCTTCGTGTCTGGTCCTGTTGAGGACAGCATGTCCAGCATAATGGAGAAAGCGACTGAAGCGGCAGAAACCATGCGCAGAGGTGGTGGCATAGGTTACGACTTCTCTCGCTTGAGACCACGTGGGGATTTGATCCGGTCTCTTGAAAGTCGTGGAAGTGGACCAGTGTCTTTCATGGGTATCTTCGATGCTGTCTGTCAGACCATCGCATCCAGCGGTGCGAGACGTGGGGCACAGATGGGGGTGCTTAGAATTGACCACCCCGACATCGAACAATTCATTACAGCGAAGCATGACAGTACGACCCTAACAGGGTTCAACATCTCTGTAGGTGTGACTGACAAATTTATGAATCACTTAGCAGAGGGCAAACCATTCCCACTCGTGTTCGAGGGCAAGGTGTACAAGGAAGTTGACCCTGTTGCTCTCTGGGACATGATCATGCGTTCTACATGGGATTGGGCAGAACCGGGTGTCCTATTCATCGACCAAATCAATAACAAGAACAACCTTTGGTACATCGAGACCATTGAGGCAACCAATCCGTGCGGTGAGCAACCACTACCAAGTTACGGTGCTTGTTTGTTGGGGTCGTTCAACCTCGTGAAGTATGTGGATGGCAATAAATTTGACTGGGATCAATACAAGAAAGACATCCATACAGTCGTCCGAGCAATGGACAATGTGATCGACAGAACGATCTACCCACTGCCAGAGCAAGAGAAGGAAGCAAAGAACAAGCGACGCATGGGACTTGGTGTCACTGGTCTAGCAAACGCAGGTGAATTATTGCGTCTGCCATATGCCACACCTGAGTTCATGTCATGGGCAGAAGATGCTCTTAAAATGCTCCGCGACGAGACTTACACTGCCTCGGCACTCCTTGCTAAAGAGAAGGGTTCATTCCCGCTCTACAATGCTGAGAAGTACCTTGCTGGACGGTTCATCAAGACACTGCCGAAGAAGGTGCGTGAACTCATCAAAGAGCATGGCATCCGTAACTCTCACCTGACCTCAATTGCACCAACAGGGACAATTAGTCTCACGGCAGACAACGTGAGTTCAGGCATCGAACCACCATTCAGTCACTTCTACGACAGAACAGTTCAACAGTTCGATGGGCACCAGATTGAACGGGTTGAGGACTATGCGTATCGGCAGGGTGTCGCAGGACGGACTGCCAACGAGATCACGGCAGATGAGCATGTAGACGTATTGGTCTTGGCATCTCGCTATGTGGACAGTGCTGTCTCGAAGACATGCAATGTTGGCGATGATGTCCTCTACGACGATTTCAAGGAATTGTACGTCAAAGCATGGCGAGGTGGTGCAAGTGGAATAACTACGTTTCGTGCCAGTGGCAAAAGGTACGGAATTTTGAACGAAGTCAAACAGGACAACGACCCAGAACCAAAAGCAGAAGCATGTTTTATCGACCCAACCACGGGTCAGAAGGAGTGTGCGTGAAGGAGAACAAGGAAATGACCTACGACCAAGTGTGTGAATTGGTGAACATGGAGTTCGAACGTAACGACGAAGATTTAAGAAAGACAGTCGAGGCAACTGGATTGCCATTGAGTGTCGTGATGGAAGCGACAGGCATCAAGGACATGCTCGATTTTATGGATGATGATGAAGAGGAAGATGATGATGAAGATTTTGTGGGTAACTCTGTTCACACTGATGTGCTACCTGATGCTGACCCCAGCAATGGCGAATCCAAGTAATGTGGTTGTCGAGGACGTGGACAAGACTGTCTTATCCCGTCAACCGTACCAGATCGAAGTCTGCTACGAAGAGCATGTGTCTGGTGATAAGTCAGGTGACATGATCAAAGGTGCATTGCTAGGTGGTTTGCTTGGCAACAACATCAAAGGTGAAGTGAATGGTGGTGCAATCGGAGCAGTCTTGGGTGGCATGTACGGTCACTCACAGAGCAATGCTACTGGTGGCACCCAACGTCGCTGTCAGTTAGAAACACGTTACAACGAGACACGTCAGACCGTGTACTCACACAGTCTCGTCACCTTTACGCATGAAGGTAAGACACACCAACTAAGATTTCAGAAATAAGGGACGTTATTCTTAACTCATTAGAGTTTCGAATTTCTCCCATTTACTTATGCCTCACTGGTTTCCCGGTGGGGCATTTTTTTTTCATAGGAGATAACATGGAAGTCAGACTAATCAGTTACTCACAGACACCATACCCAGACTATGCAGTCCCTGACTCAATGGCAGATATGGTTGCTTATTGTGCACGGGTGTCCAACCCAGCAAACCAGGACAACAAGGAAACATCAGAGAAACTGTTGAACTACTTAGCAAAGCATAAGCATTGGTCACCCTTTGAGATGGTGTCTGTTTGCTTAGAGATTACGACCACCAGAGACATTGCAAGGCAAATACTCAGGCACAGATCATTCTCGTTTCAGGAGTTCTCACAACGGTATGCCAATCCCGTCGATGAACTGACATTCGAGATACGTGAAGCAAGACTGCAAGACAACGAGAACAGACAGAACAGCATAGCAACTGATAATGTCGAACTGCATCATGCTTGGACAGAGAAGCAACAAGCAGTTATCGACAAAGCAGTCGAGGCATATGAGTGGGCAATCGAGAACGGTATTGCAAAGGAACAGGCACGTTGTGTCTTACCAGAGGGCAACACAGTCTCTCGTATGTACATGAACGGTACACTGCGATCATGGTTGCATTACATTGATCTTCGAGGTGACAACGGGACACAACTTGAGCACATGCAGATTGCACATCAAGTGGCGAAGGTTATTGCCGGAGTTTTTCCAGTGAGGTTGACGCTTTCCGTCACATAAAAAAAGAAGAGCAGTGAAGACGCAAACTATAAGGTCTTACTGCTCTCCCGATATAAGGAAACTCTTACCCTTATTCAGGGCGGTGTTGCTCCCATAAACGTAAGTTAATCAATTCTTGTGCCAATATCAACATGTTGTCGTTTATTTCGAGTAGTTAATAAATTTGTTCCTCTTATGAGGAAACTATAGGTCAACCTAAGATTACACCTACGACTACTACCTGTGAAAACCTACGAACTATCTACGTTGAGTTAACTTCAGACAACATCAGTCAACGTCGGTTCAACGTAAGATTAACTTAGGTTTACGCAAGTCCCGATTTGGAACAACGATTTATAGGGTCATCCCAATAAATTTCAGAGATAATGTCCTAATGTCCAGGATCAGCAGTGTCGAGACCAGGCATAGTGCTGTGATATTGCATCACATCCCACACAGATTGTAACGATATCAGTGTCTTATCAGTTGTCGTCACAGATTTTGGTTCCATAGGCAGACTTTTCGACCCCCAGTACCTCTCAGAAAAATTGAATTTCAAAAGACCGTTAAAGGTCGGCGTTGTTGTTGTTGTTGTCAGACCTTTTCAACGAGAGACCGACCTACGGAAAAACCAAGGATTAACCTCAAATGGCGTTAGAATCAGGAACATATATCGACAGTCTCAATGCGTCGAACCCTGTCGCTACGGATGGTCTTGCGCAAGCAGACGATCACATGCGTCTAATCAAATCGACCATTCTTGCGTCATTCCCCGGTATAACTGGCGCAGTAAATGCGACACATACCGAGATAAACACAGTCGCAGATGGCGATACCAGTGCCACTTCGACGACCCTAGTCGATGCAGACCGAGTTCCAGTCAACGATAACGGGACTATGGTGCAGGTCGCACTAAGCGATTTTAAGACCTACATGAACTCGAATATCACGACCATCAATGGTCTGACCTATCCTACAGCAGATGGCAACTCAGGCGAGTTTATGACTACTGATGGTTCTGGAACCTTGTCCTTTGCATCCGTAGTCTCTTTCCTCTCAGGCATGATTATGCCCTACGCAGGAACCACTGCTCCTTCTGGGTGGTTGTTCTGTTACGGGCAGGATGTGAGCAGGACCACATACGCTGATCTATTCACAGCAATCGGCACGACGTATGGCACAGGAGACGGGTCAAGTACCTTCACTCTACCTGACTTGCGTGGACGCACCATCGCAGGTCAAGATGACATGGGTGGCGCAAGTGCTGACCGATTAACCAACCAATCTGGTGGTCTGGACGGTGATACCTTGGGTGCCACGGGTGGTGCTGAGACGCACACTTTGACTGAAGCACAACTCGCGTCACACAAGCACTTTGGATTTGCAGAAACTACAATCGACATTGATGGACCACCGGGCAACTTAACAAACTCCACGCAAGTTGCAGAAGCAAATAACAGTTTCGGGGGTGGTGATGAAAAGTATGCGATGGGTAGCACAGGCACAGCGGCAACCGTTGGTCTGACATCTGCAACAGGGTCAGGAACTGCGCACAACAACGTGCAACCAACGATCATTCTTAACTACATGATAAAGACGTAAACGATATGTCCATAATCCCACTTAGGGACTTGGGTTCCGTTGGTGTGATAACGGACACCAGTCCGTACAATATTCCTCTTAACGGTTTCAGCAAGGCATACAATGTGCGCTTTGATGAAGGTCGAGTTCGCAGAGCACCAGTGTTCCGCAAAGTCAAAGACAGTCTTGGGTTTTCACCTAGATTCTGTTTTGGTGTCGTCCCTGCAACGGGTTTCGATACGGTAATTATTGTGTCTGATGCCTATGTCATCAAGGAGTACGCGAACAATACGATTACCGATGTCTCAGGTTCCATCACAGGATCAAGTGACCCCCGACCATTTACGGGCACGTCACTAGCAGATGTCACCTACATCAACCGACCTGACAGAGTGCCAGTCTATAAGACTTCATCAGCATCAAACTTTGTCGATTTGGCAAACTGGGATAGCACACACAGATGTGTGGCGTTACGAGCATTTGGTGATCAGTTGATTGCTCTCAATATGACCGAGGGCAGTACAAACTTCCCAACTAGGGTCAGGTTCTCAGACATAACAAGTGCCAACTCTATACCGGGATCATGGGCAGACAGTGACCCGACAGTGAGCAGTGGTTTCATTGATCTCGTGCAAATCCCAACTGAAATAAAAGACGGTCTAAGTCTGGGTTCAAACTTCCTGATCTACTCATCCGATCAAACGTGGTTAATGGAATTTGTAGGTGGTCAGTTCATCTTCAATACACGTAAACTCTTTAACGATGCAGGTGTGATCAATCAAAACTGTGTTGTCGAGGCAGATGGTCGTCATTACGTCTTTGGACCAAATGACATCTACACTACAGACGGAACTTCGAAACAAAGCATCTGCGATGAACGAGTGAAGTCATTTGTCTATAACAATCTGAACAACGACAATATCGACGTGTGCTTTGCGATGCACAACGTCAATCTCAACGAAATCATGTTCTGCTTTATGTCAGGTGACGCAGATGCAAAGTTCCCTAACGCAAACCGTTGCAACCGTGCGGCAGTCTACAACTACCGTAACAACACATGGACATTTTATGATTTGCCGAATGTCAGCAGTGGTACACAAGCAAACGTGAACTCAGTTGCAACTTATGCAACCACGTCAGCAACCTACGCTTTGACTGGTGGTACGTACTACTCACAGGAAGACAGTTTCGACCGTCACACTCTGATGGTTGGTGAGGACCAGAGCACAGATGGAATCACAAGCGACAAACTTTACGGTCTTGATTTGTCTGACACAGGGCAACTTGCGTATGAACTAGATACTGAAGCAACTAAGTATCCGTATCTCGAACGCACAGGCATTGACCTCGATGAAGCAGGTTCAGCGGCAAGGCAATATGTGGTCGTTACTAGATTGTATCCACAAGCAGACACAACGAACTCTGCTGACACAACGATGACATTCGAGTTTGGGGCGAGTGATATCCCAAGGGACACACCAACTTACTCAACCCCAGTCACTTTCGATATTGCAACGGATCACAAGATCGACAGCAGGGCGGCAGGTAGATACCTGAGTTACAGGATGACCCTGACTGAGAACAAGGACTTCGATCTGTCTGGATTTGACATCGAGGTTACACCGACAGGAGCAAGGTAAATGGCACTTAGTGACAAGACCAACTTGCTTGTGACGGACTATACCCGGCAACAGTTCCCGCTGATCGAGGACGGGATTAGACGATACATTCAAGAAGAACTGCGACGCATCGAGACGAGCATAGGAACACTAATTCGATCCTCAGTCCAAGTCGCAGACAACCCACCGGAAAACCCAGTCAAAGGAATGATCCGGTATGCAGTGTCACCGTGGAACCCCGGTTCAGGTGATGGTTTGTATGTCTACAACGGAACAGCGTGGGTCGCAGTTTAAGAAATAGGAAACAAATAATATGGTATGGGGACAAGTAGCAGGTGCCGTCATAGGCGGTTACATGGCAAACCAAGCGGCAAAAAAGCAAGCAAAAGCAATGGATGCCGCAAACCGCATGTCGAATATGGGGTATCTGGACGCACAACCCTACATCCAGTTCGGATATTCAGGTGGTAAAGGTGCACTACAAGATGTCTTGGACACAGGTGCATACACAGGACCAACTTATGCTGGTCTTAACAACATGCAGACTGGTGCACTGAATAACCAATTCGGGTTCGGTGGGGATGCGTTCGGTTATGGCAGAAACTTGGCACAAACTGCGTCAGGTTTCGGTGGTAACTATGCTGACCTATACAGTCGTGCGATGGGCGGAAACGCCATGCAGAACGCTATCGACTATGCAACCTCAAACCGTGGTGCCTTAGTTGATGCGGCACTTAGAGACAGCACACGTCAACTGACTGAGCAGACATTACCCGGTATCAATAGAGCGGCATCCGCAACTGGGAACACCAATTCATCACGTGCAGGTATCGCAGATGCACTAGCAACCCGTGGTTACCAAGACCGTGCGGCAGATGTCAGTGCTGACATAACGAACACACTGATGAACCAGTCTCTTGCACAGCAACAGCGAGACTTCGCAAATGCAATGAGTGCTAATCAGGGTCTGTCTAGTGCCTTTGGTACTGGCACGAGAACAGGGTTTGCAGGACTAGGACAGCAACTTGCCGCAGGTGGTGCGTTCCAGAAAGACTTGCAGAACCAGTATCAAGATCAGCAGAACCAGTTTGAACGACAGCGTGACTTCGAGTTGGATCAGTATAACAAGTTTATGGCAGGCATCCTTGGTCGAGCACCGATGGAAGGTAAGAATTACACACCAAACTTAGTCGATCCAACATCAGCAACCATCAGTGGTGCTTTGAGTGGGTTTGGAACTGCTGGTCAGTTGATGAATCAGTTCGGCGGTGGCGGTGGTGGAGGTGGATCAGGTTTCACAGGTTTCACTAACCCAATGATGCAACCGTATAACACCATGAATTTACTGTAGGGGTTGAATATGACTTTACCTATAGACCCAAAAACAGGTTTTCCAATGCTTACGATTAACCCAAACATGTTTGTGACATCGGCAAATGCCGCACCAGCATTGGCATCAGCACCACAGACAACCCCAGACGAACTGACGATGCCTATGATGAACAATACTCCACCATTGCAGATTAACGCAGATCAATTCTCGACACCTGCAATGAACAATACGCCACCACCAGTATTAGGCAGTGCACAGGTAAATGCTCCGCAATCAAGAGGTGCATTGGTCTCAACCCCAGATCAGGGTCGCAGAAGCAACACGATGTTGTCTGTGCAACGACCTGACCTCGGCATCGGCACAAATGAAATGCTTATGCGTGTCGGTGGAGCAGGGTTAGCAAATGCAGGACGAGGTGGTCTTGCGGCATACGGTGCGATGTTCGACAAATACGGCAACATTCAAGATCAACGCCGTGCAAACGCCATGACTGAATACAACGCTGACTATCGTGCAGAGCAAGCAGAGTTAAACAGACAAGCGAAAATTGAGCAGGAACGTATAAAGGCAGAAGCAAAGAAGAAGGGTCAAGCACCTTCGATGCCTCAACAGTCTCCTTACACACAAGCAACACTTGATGCGATTGCTTCAATCGAAAAGGCAGTTGCTGAGGGTGAAAACGATTGGGTTAACCCATTCGATAACGTGACAGGATTGATTGGTGCGGGATTGTCACTAATACCCGGCACACCTGCCTATGACACAAATGCTCAAATTGAGACCGTGATCTCATCCATTGGTTTCGATAGATTGCAACGAATGAGGGACGAAAGTCCGACTGGTGGTGCATTGGGTCAGGTATCAGAACGTGAATTGTCACAGTTAAACGCATCACTTGGTAACTTGCGACAATCTCAGAGCAGACGACAGTTTAAGGATAACCTTGCACTCGTTAAGAAACATTATCTGGCATCAGTCGAAGCAATCCGTCAGCAACAAATCGAATTTGCACGAATGAATGGACTGCCAGTCCCAGCATCAGCACAAGGCGGTGCAGGTGGTAACAATCAGATTGCGGCAGACGCAATCGTAGGAATCACAAACTAACATGAGGTAGCACTATGGCAAATCGAATGGATGCCTATGCTGACTGGTTAGTGGCAAACCAAAATCTAAAGGGTACGCCAGAGTTTCAGATAGTCGCAGATGCGTACAAAGCGATGCGTCAGCAGAAACAACCAGCACAAACTACCGAAGCACCTCAGAAAGACACCAGTTTCACTTCTGCGTTCATGTCGGGCATAGACAGACCATTAGAAAACATTGGGACTACACTTCAAGCAACCGGACTAGCACCGAATGTGGGTCAGGCACTAAAAGATGCTACACAAGCACCTACCAACTACGAGAGTGCGTCTGAGAAATTCATCAACCCAGATCAAGGTGACTTCACCATTGCTGGATACGCACCAGAATACTTGCCTCGTGCAATCGTTGAGCAAGCAGGAAACCTCGGTGGATCACTGATCACGCGTAGTGCAGGTGCGGGTGTGGCAGGTGTTGCATCTGGCGGCAATCCACTTGCAATGGTAGGTGGTGCTATTGCTGGACCAGCACTGTTTGAGTTCGCACAGCAACTCGGTCCTGTCGCAATCGAACGTGCAAAGAACAACGGTAGATCAGAACCCAACTGGGAAGATTGGACAGCGGCGGCGGCAACTGCTGGTGTCTCAGGTATGTTAAACGCACTTGGTGTCGGTGGTGGTACAGGTGCAAAATTACTTAACAAGACACTTCGTGAGGGAACCACTGAGACAGCACAGTCAGTCACAGAGCAGACAGGTACGACAGCAGGTACAGATAAGGGTCTGCAAATAGACCCAAAACAAGCAGTCGGTGAAGGTATCATTGGTGGCACAACTGCTGGTGGTTTTGACGTGGCAGGAAAAGCAGTCACTGCACCGGGAAAACTTGTTGCTGAAGAACCAGTCCAAGACCAAGAAGCGGCAACAGGGTTTGCTAACGACCTTCAACGAATTGCAGAAAATGAAGGTTATGATTTGAAAGACGTTGGCACAGGTGCAAACCAAGGTGCTAGGGCGGCAATTGATGATCTGCATGTAGAGTATGCAACGCAGATTGACCAGTTAGTCGCTGACCTAAAAGACCGTCTAAAGATCACAGATGACGACAGTCGTGTAGAAGCGTTTAAGAAAGTCAAAGCAAATGCGGCAAAACGCAAAGCGAAAAACAAAGTCAAAAGCAGAGTAGATCCCTCTGACATCAAGGTTATTGAGGAATTAGCGGGTGACACAGCAGAAGGTGCTGAGTTAATCGCATTGATGCGCAAGTCGAACGAACTGTCGGCACTTGCTAATAAGTCACTTAAAGGTGGTTTGTCTCAGTTCACTGACATCTTTAATCCGTTTGATACAGATGGTCGCTACAACATTGGTCGTGCTATTGCGGCACCAGTTTCGAGTTTTAGTGCCTTATCAACTAGCGGTGCGTCTCTCGTACCAGCAGTGCTAGGTCGAGGTGTTGATGCAATTACTGGTCGCAGAAGCAGAGTTGCTAAGTTCGTGAAGGACAACCAAGGTCAAGGTGACATAAAGGTTGATCCTCAACTGCCTAGTCTACGAACTGGCAGAGCATTAGACCGACTAAAGCGACAGCAGGAAAAACAACAGCGTGGTGAAGAACGTAGACAGTTCAATCAATCGCTGTTTCAGCAAGGTGCTCCGGCAACACCCGGTTCGCCTCAAGCAGTTGTAGAGGAAGCAACTGGACTGGGTACGCAGGAAGTCATGCGTGTCTTAGAGCAATTGGAAGCAAGCAATCCAGCACCAATCTTGAAAAGAGCAATCGACGAATACCGTGTCAGTGTTCAGCAAGGTGGTAGAATATCTAATGATATGCTTGGTCCTCTTATCAGGACGATCAAGAACGCAATTCCAAGCACACCCGCGACACCCTCGACACAACCTATACAACAATCGCAGTTAACTGACGCACAACGTCAGACTGGTATTGATGCGAACATGAAAGCACTCGACGAGATTGCTGAAGTAGCATCTAACGACAAACAACTGTCGAGACCAGACAAGGCAATTATTCAACAGGCAGTCGCAGAGATGCGAGACAGTCTTGGTGTTGATCCAGTGACACGGATCACGGAGATAATCGAACGTGCAGTTGCAAAGGCGCAAGACCCCACAAAGGTCAGGACGTATTTGCAGAAATACCTTACTCGTGTGAAACGGCAACAGCGAGAAAACAGAGGTTTTCCGCCAAAAAAGTCTGAAGGGGTCGAACAGGTCAGTTCAGATCAAATACCATTTTACCCATATCTAACAGAAGAGTTGATGGGCAGACCCCTAACTGAACGAGAAATTCAACATAATGACATGGAACGTGGCATTTTTGAGTTACGTAACCAGTTAGACAGTATGCTAATGCGACCGGGTGAGGGCATCCTTAAAAGTCGCAAAAAGTCGGCAGATATTGGCAATATGAAAATCGACTTCGATCCACGTAAAGTTGAAGAATATCGAAAAAGTATCAATGTCGAGGCAATGCTGAACGGTACACCAGAAGATCGTGCTGTGGTGTCAAACTTACAGGTCGGTCTAAAGGGTGAAGGTGGCATGACCAACGAAGAAATAGCGTTGTTAGTGCCCTCGATTGTCCGTTCGTTGAAGTTTATGTCTGGCAAAGAAGGCGACAGGGTAGGTGCTTACGGTCGTTATGCAAAAACGATGGTTAACGACAAAATCTCTAAAGACCGTATAGATATTATCGATCTTGGTGAGGTAACAGGCACCCAAAAACCAAGAAGAATGGCACCCAAACAGTTTCTTGATACTCTTCTTCACGAAGTTGGGCACGGCATTGGTTCGAGGTCGAATCTTGATCAGATGATGGAAGATATGAGTTTGCTGGGACAATTAGAACCAGACGACGCATATTACAAAATCATGGATCAAGCAGTGCGCATTAGTAAAATGCAGAGACCAGAACTATGGGAAGGTTTAGAGGACAACATTGATGCTTTGCGACAAAGGACAGGGTACTACCTTGGACCAGCAAACCAAACTTATCAGTTAAATCTTCGCACAATGGATGATGTCTATCGTTTACAAAGTCAGATTTTCAAAACAGCAATTGAAAATGGCGTTTTAGACTTTCAGCAAGACAACATGGCAGGTGCGGTTGAGCAACTTCTTTCTCAGATAAAATATTTCAATAATCCAAGAGAATTAGTTGCTGATGCGGTGTCTTACTATCTCAAAAATCCGAAATCTATGAAGGAAAACTTTCCTGAGTTAGCGAAGATGATCCGCAAGGGTGTAAATGAAAGCGGTGTTGCAGAACACATTACATTTCACTCAATCGCTGGACTTATTGGCATCACAGGTTTGATGGCGGCACTTCAATCAGCACTAGACGGTGAAGACGAGGAAAAGCAAGGCATCTTGTCCCAAATTACAGGGCGAGGTGCGTTATCGACATAGGAGACAATATGCAAACTACGACAAGAAAACGTCGAGCAAAGTCACCTACGAAAATCGGTAACGGTAAGCACCCTCAAAAAGCACCAAAACAAAACTATTTTGCGACCCTCATGGCAACCCCAGAGGGTCGTGCACTTAGAAGATACTGGTCAACTAAACCTCGCAACCGTGCAGGTAGACCAAAAGGCGTACCAGACGGGTTCCGTAGAGAGCAAATTGAACCTATCCGTGCGAAAGCGAAGAAGGAAGCAGAACAGGTAGTAAAAATCATGGCAGAACAGTACGGCATAGAAGATAACTATGCGCAGGAAGCACTACAGACCGCAGTTGAGGTCATGCGTGTTCCCGGTGAGACCAGAGAAAGACTGGCGGCGGCACGTCTGGTGCTTGATTTCACCAAAACCAAACCAGTAGCGAAGTCAGAAGTCACCATTGGTAAGGCAGAAGAGTTCCTATCGAGTTTGTTAGAAGACGATGGACAAGAAACTACAGCAGATACGTAAGCGTCTGTTCAACGACTTCCCATTTTACGCCAAATCTGCTCTCAAAATCCGAACAAAAGAAGGTGACATCGCACCTCTGGACTTAAATCCAGCACAACAAATCCTACAAGACGCAGTTTCCAAGCAAATAGCGTCAGAAGGTAAGGTTCGGGTCATAATTCTAAAGGCAAGACAGCAGGGATTGTCCACTTACACAGGTGGATACCTCTACTATGCCGTTTCTCAGCAACCAGCACGAAAAGCAATGGTGGTTACACACCACAGTGACAGCACACGTGCTCTTTTCGACATGACAAAGAGGTTCCATGAAAACTGTCCTGAAATACTTAAACCACACACCAAATATTCGTCTCGCAGAGAACTGTCGTTCGATGTTCTGGACAGTAGTTTTGTGGTTGCTACCGCTGGGGGCGATAGCGTAGGGCGAGGTGAAACACTTACGCACGTTCACGCATCAGAACTAGCGTTCTGGAACAAGTCTACAGCGCAAGACATCTGGAATGGTCTGATACAGGCAGTCCCGAACACCAAAGGCACCGCAATCTTTGTGGAGAGCACCGCCAATGGTGTGACAGGTGTCTTTTATGACTTATGGCGGGGTGCCGTGGATGGAACCAATGGGTTCGTCCCAGTGTTTATTCCGTGGTTTTGTGACCCGGATTACCGTGAACCAGTATCCAAGAGTTTCGAACGCACACCTGACGAAGAAGACTTGGCAGACAAGTACAATCTCGATGATGAACAATTGATGTTCCGTCGCAGGAAAATTGCACAAAACGGTATCGACCTATTCAATCAGGAATACCCTGCACAACCAGAAGATGCGTTCCTTAATACTGGTCGTCCAGTCTTTAACCCAGAACAACTCACAAAATGCCTCGATGATGCAAAGGACGTGAAAGAGCGTCTGGCACTCGAAGCAGACGAGTTCGTCCATAATAGACGCGGCGAACTTTCAACCTACTTACCACACAACGCAGGAGAGCAGTATGTCATTGGGGCAGACGTTGCTATGGGCGTCCGAAATGGAGACTTCTCGGTCGCGCAGGTACTTGATAGCAAGAAAAGGCAAGTCGCTACGTGGCGGGGTCAAGTCCATCCTGACTACTTTGCGGAAGTGCTTTACGCACTAGGAACTTATTACAATAAAGCATTTATCTGTGTTGAGAATAATTCACACGGCATACTTACCTGCACAAGACTGGGTAAGGATATGGCGTACCCAAACTTCTACACAGAAGTCCAGCACGACAAGATAACTGATCGTGAAACGGTCAAACTGGGTTTTTCGACTACAGCGAAAACCAAACCCCTAATTATCGACCAACTTCGGGCGGCAATGCGTGAAGGTGAGATCGAACTTAACGACAAGACAACAATTCGAGAGATGCTGACTTACATCGTCACTGAATCAGGTGCGATGGAAGCAGAAGCATCCTGTTTTGACGACTGTGTGGTCAGTTTGGCACTCGCAAACTACGTCCACGAAGGGGCATGGGAACCAGTAGAAGTCCCAGAAGAACTCTATATAGAAATGGTGTAAAAGCATGGCAACCAAAGACTACAAGCGTCTCACGGAGAGTGAGATCGTAAAGATGGTCGAGGATAACATCAAAACCTCGGTCGGATATTACGATAGCGATTTATCTCGTGAGCGGAAGAAGGTCACGGAATACTACAACGCCACGCTTCCTAAACCCGCACATGATGGCAACAGCAAGTACGTCTCACAAGATGTCTACGATGCAGTCCAATCTATGTCAGCGGCACTCTTGGAAACATTTTCGAGTGGCAGTCGCATTATTAGGTTCGCTCCGGTAGGTCCAGAAGATATAAAACTGGCAGAAGTCTGCTCGGCATATACAGACCATCAATTGTTCGTCAAGAATGACGGGTTCTCTGTATTCAGGGACGTGATTCACGATGGACTGACTGCAAGAGTAGGTGTTGCAAAGGTATTTTGGCAGGAAATGTCGGAAGACATGCCTGAAGAGTTCGAGAACCTTACTGCTGACGAACTCGACATGCTACTGGCACAAGACGACATTGAGTTAGACGACAGCGAGACCAATGATGTCGGTTTGATATCCGGCACAGTCATTCGCAAAATCGACACCAGCAAAGTCTGTATCGAGAGTATTCCCCCGGAAGAGTTCATCATTGAACCGCAAGCACGGAACCTCGATGACACAAACTTCTGTGCTCACCGCACACGCAAGACCATCACAGAATTACGTGAGATGGGTTTTGATGAAGATAAGATCGACAAGATCGGTGACCATGAGGACATCGAACTCGACACTGATCCAGAGGTACTAGCGAGACACGAAGATATTGGTTCAGATCGGGGTTTTAACTCAAAAGGATATCAAGATCAGGTTCGCAACATCCTTGTGACGGAAGCATACATAATGCTCGATGTCGAAGGCACCGGGACAGCAACACTCCACAGAGTTATGAAGGCAGGTAATGTCCTGCTGGATAGTGAAGAGGTGAGCAGACGACCATTCGTTGCCTTTGCGCCACTTCCAAAACCTCACTCATTCTACGGTAGCAACTTTGCAGAGAGACTGTGCGCAACACAGAACGCACGTACCGTACTGACACGTTCGATCCTCGATCATGCGATGATCACGAACAATCCAAGGTACATGGTTGTCAAAGGGGCACTCACTTCGCCCAGAGAACTAATCGATAATCGCGTAGGCGGAATCGTGAACGTGTCCAGACCCGATGGCATTGCGCCAATGCCTCAAGCACCTCTGAACCCATTTGTATTCCAGACTATTCAAATGTTGGATGAGGATAAGGAAGATAATACAGGTGTATCGAGACTGTCACAGGGTCTCAACAAAGATGCGATAAGCAAGCAAAACTCTGCCGCAATGGTTGAGCAACTGGCAACTATGTCTCAGCAGAGACAGAAGATTATCGCCAGATGCTTTGCTAACAACTTTGTGAAACCACTGTTCTATGAAGTTTACCGACTATGCGTCGAGAATGAGACCGAAGAACGAATATTCGAGGTAGCAGGTGACTACGTTGCCGTTGACCCAGCATCCTGGGTTGAACAGCGAGACGTAGTTGTCGAACTTAAACTTGGGTACGGCGAACAGGACCGTGAAGCACAGAAGATGATGCAACTGCATCAGATGTTCTC